TTCTGTTAAATGGAGAGATGGAACAAGCGTAAGAGAAACAGATTCATTTACTGATAATGGTAATTCAAATCAAAAAATACAATATGCTCAATTTACAGGAAGTACTCTTTTGGATAATGCATTAATTACTTATGATGGTGGAAGCACAACAACAATTACATTAGACCCTGTTGAGGAATGTAAATACCCAGTAAATAAAATTACATTTTTAAATAGGTGGGGAGCTTTGCAAGATTTATTCTTTTTTAAAAAATCAACCGAAACTTTAGATGCAAGACGAGAAAAATATAATGCAAGTATTTTTCAAGCACGAAAAGTTGTTTATGGAGACCCTGAAGAACCAGATGAGCCTTGTTCAGAATCTATTACATATAATACTTATTCAACTACAGCTCATGCAAAGAAAACTTTTAATGCTAATGCAACAGAATCAATTTCATTAAATTCTGGTTTTGTAAATGAATTAATGAATCCTTTTTATGAGGAATTAATGGTAAGCGAACATATCTGGCTTACAGATTCAGATAGCGTTATTTATCCAGTGAATTTAAAAGAAAGTACATTTACTTATAAAACAAGTTTAAATGAAAAATTAATAAATTACACAATGAGTTTTGAAAAAGCGTTTGATTTAGTTAACAATATTAGATAATGCAAAAAGTAATTCTTTATATACAACCGCAATTAAGAAATACAAGCACCGAACAAGATTATGTTAGGGTTGATTTAATGGAAGAAGAATTAATTACATTAACCCAAGTGATTCAAGATGTAAATGATATTGATAAATTGTTTACAGATTATAGTAGAACATTTAATTTACCAGCAAGTAAAACAAACAATAAAATTTTTAAACATTGGTATAATCCAGACATAATAGGATTTGATGCTAATGTTTTTTGTGAAGCAAGAATTGAATTAAATCATTTTCATTTTAGGTTTGGAAAAATAAAGCTAAATGAAGTTATTATGAAACATGGAGAAGTTTCAATTTATAAAGTAACTTTTTTTGGTAATACTGTTAGCTTTAAAAATGCTATAAATGAAGACCAACTTTCAGATTTAGTTTGGCTTAATAATTTTAATCATAGTGCAGATTTAACTAATGTAAAAAATGGATTAGAAAACGGTTTAAATTTTACTGTAAGTTCTGTTACTTATAATGATGCAATTATATATCCATTAATAGCTCACTCACAAAGTTATATTTATGATAACCAAAATGGCTCTGCTAATTTAGATAATGGTTTAAATATTAGCACTAATTCAACTAATATTACACAAAGGGGAATTATAAAAGAAGATTTAAAACCTGCAATTACACTTAAATTAATTATAAAGGCAATCGAAGAACAATACGGAATAACATTTAAAACAAGCGAGTTTTTTGATTCAGCAGCTATGACTAATTTGTATTTATGGTTGCATAGAGATAAAGGTGACATGGTTGCTGCTGGAACTTGGATTTCAAATAGTGATTCATACAGTTGTAGTGGAAACTGCGCAGAACTAACTAATACATCTTCATCAGTAGGTTATTTTACTTTGACAACAGGAATATTTTTATGGAAAAGATTTTTTAGTCCAGCAAACACAATAACAAAAGATGAAACAACAATCACATTTGAAGTAACTCCAGCTGGTGGTTATACTTCAGTGGTGTATGATTTAGAAATAGTTAGAGCTAATAATTGGGAATCTTTTGCTTTAGTTGAAAATAATACTGGTACAAGCAGTGTTCAATTACAAATTGGAACTGCAACTGGTTTAGATAAAGATATATTATTTGCTTATGCTATATTTGGAACAGAATGGGTTGGTAGAGTAAGCTCAGAATCTGCTATTCAATTTCAAGCTAAATTTACTATAAATAGGCATGTAGTATATTCTGCATCTGACGGAACGGCAACAACGATAAATTATACCGCAGCATTTACAAGCACTTCTTCAACATTATCACCTCAAGACAAATATGTTATTATAACAGAACAAATGCCTAAAATAAAAGTAAAAGATTTTTTAAATGGACTTTTTAGAGCATTTAATTTAACTGTTTACAAAGATTTTAATGATGAAATAGTAGTTGATACTTTAGATAATTATTATGCTGGAGGAGAAACTCACGACATTACAGAATTTATTAAAACTGATGAACATAATGTTGGAGCAATAATTCCTTTTAGTGAAGTAGATTTTGAATATGCAGAACCTAAAAGCATATTAGCACAACAATATAGTTTTATGAATAATATAAAATATGGAGAGTTAAATTATTTAAGTGATGCAAGTGAAAAAAGTGTTTATCAAATACAATTGCCTTTTGAACATATGATGTTTGAAAGATTACAAGATAAAACAGATGGCTCATTAACAACTGTTCAAGTGGGAAGTTTTTTAGATGATAATATGAATGGAAGTATTGGTCAACCATTAATATTTTATGGAATTTACCAAGAAAGTGCTGATACAGCAATAAATTTTTTAGATAGTACAAGACCCACAACTTATGGTGCATTGTGTACAGCTGGAACTAATTATGAATTAGAGGATTACTGGATTCCTTCTGTTTGTAATGAATTAGGAAGCGCATCTACAGCTCCAACATATAATTTAAATTTTGGTAGTGAAATAAACACTTATACTCTTACGGATTATGGCGGAAATAATAATAGTTTGTTTCAAACATATTATCAAAACTATATAACAAGAGTATTTAATAAAAAAACAAGAATATTTAATTATACAGCAATGTTGCCATTAAAAGTTTTATTAAATCTAACTTTAGATGATTTAATTGTTGTTGGAACAAGAGCTTATACAATTAATAAAATGTCAACTAAACTTCAAAGCGGAGAAAGTAAACTTGAACTATTAAATGAACCAACATAATGGAAATAATTTTAAAAGCATTAAGGTTTTGTAAAGAAAATAAATTATATGATAAACATATAAATATAGCATTAGGTATTAATAAAATTCCTATGACACTAAAAGAAGGATTTACTCAAATAAGAATGAAAAAATGATAAAAAAAGTATTAGAATTAGTTGTAAATGCAAATCAAGCTGAAAATGCATTAAGAGGTGTTGACAAAAACATTCAAAAAATAGATAAAGATTTAGTAAAAACTGAACAAGAATTTAGTAATATAAATCAAGATGCAGTTGAGTTAGATAAAAATTTAAAAAATGTTCCTAAAGTAACTAATAAAATCAGTGGTGGTTTTAGAAAAATGGGAACTGCGTTAAAAGCTGCAGGTATAGGTTTAGTAATTTCAGCTTTTGTTGTTTTAAAAGATTTATTTACACAAAATCAAAAAATAGTTGACCTTTTTAGTATAGCTTTTGAAAGTTTATCATTGGCATTTGCAGATTTTTTCGATTATATCTCCGATAATGTTTCTGCTGTTACAGGGTTTTTTAAAGCTATATTTGAAAACCCTTTGGATTCATTAAAAAGATTTGCTAATGCTATTAAACAAAATTTAATAAATAGGGTAGTAGCTTTAATTGATACTTTTGGTTATTTAGGTGATACAATAATTAAATTGTTTTCAGGAGATTTTGAAGGAGCTATGGATTCGGCAGTAAATGCTGGTAAATCTTTAGTTGATACATGGACAGGTGTGCCAGACACAGTTGATAAAGTAAGTGAATCTGTAAGTAATGGAGTTGCATCAGTAACAGAATACACTAAATCAATTGTATCTACTGCTGCGGCAAATGTCGAACTTAAAAAATCGGCAGAATTAGCTGCAGTTGCAAATCAAGGATTAATTGAAAAATATGATTTACTAGCAGAAAAACAAAGACAAATTCGTGATGACGACAGAAAAAGTATTAGTGAAAGAATAGCAGCTAATGATGAATTGGGAGAAGTATTAGAAAAGCAAAAGGAAAAAATGCTTGAAAATGCAAATATTTCTTTAAGAGCAGCACAAGCAGAACTTAAAAAAGATAAAAACAACATTCAATTTAAGAAAGCTGTAATGGAAGCTGAAAACGAATTAGCAGCAGTAAAAGCTCAAGTTGCTGGTTTTGAAAGTGAGCAGCTTACAAATAAAGCAGCTTTGCAAAAAGAAGAGAAAGATATGATAAATTCTATTCTTGAATCAGAAGCTAATTTATCAATAGAACAAAAAAGATTTAATGCAGAACAAATAAAAGATGAATTAGAAAGGCTAAATGCTTTGAAAGACATTGATGAAGAAGAAAGAGATTTACAATTAAACAGATTAAATAATCAAATAGCACTTTATAAAAAAGGAACTCAAGCCAGAATTGATGCAGAAATAGCTCTTAATGAAGCGAAACAACAATTTGCAGAACAAGATGTTTTAAGAACAAAAGAAATTGAAAAGGCAAAGCAAGAAATAAGAGATAAAGCAGATGCTAAAGAATTAGCAAACAGACAGGCTCTTGAAGAATCAATATTTCAAGTTACTGCAACTTCCATACAAGCTATTGCAACATTAACCGATATATTTGCACAAAAAAATGAAAAAAATGCAAAAAGAGCATTTAAAATACAAAAAGCATTAAATATTGCAACAACAATAATGAATACAGCTGCAGCTATAATGCAAGTAGCAAAACAAACAACTGACTTTACTCCTTTACAAATTTTAAGAAATGCAAATATGATTGCAATGGGAATTGCAGGGGGGTTACAAGTTGTTAAAATTGCACAACAAAAATTTGAAGGAGGAACACCAGCAAACACAGTATCAGGATTTTCTGGTGCAGGTGGTCTTGGAGGTGGTGGTGGTGGTGGTATGTCTCCACAAGCACCAGAATTTAATATTGTTGGTCAATCTGGTTTTAATCAAATTGCTGGAGCATTAGGACAACAACCGCCAGTTCAAGCTTATGTAGTAGCTGGAAACGTAACTACTGCACAACAATTACAAAATAATACAATACAACAAGCAACTTTTTAAAAACAAAACAAAATGGAAATAGTAGAATTAATATTAGATGAAGAAAATGAAGATGTTTCTGGAATTGAGGCAATTAGTATAGTCGAAAATCCAGCCATTGAAAGTGACTTCATAAAATTAGCAAATCAGGAAATAAAATTTGCTAAAATAAATGATGAAAAAAGAATCTTAATGGGAGCAGCCTTGATTCCTAACAAACCAATTTTTAGAAAACGAAATGACACAAACTTTTATGTATATTTTTCAAAAGATACTGTACGAAAAGCAAGTGAATTGTTTTTTATGAATAGTAATCAAAATAATGCAACATTAGAACATAAAATGAATATACAAGGATTAAGTGTGGTCGAGTCTTGGCTTGTAGAAGATACAAAAATGGATAAATCTCATTTATATGGCTTGGAAGTTCCTGAAGGTACTTGGATGATAAGTATGAAAGTTAATAATGATGAAATATGGAATGATTATGTAAAAGAAAACAAAGTTCGCGGATTCTCAATTGAAGGATACTTTGCCGATAAAGCTCAAATTAAAAAAGACAAAAAACAATTAAGTAAAATTGATGAATCAGAATTAAAAGTTGAACAAATTAAAAAACTAATTTCTCAATTTAATTTAAATAGCGTAGTTGTAAATGAAGATTATGCTATAATTGATGATAGGTTAGCTTATAAAACTAAAGAAAAAGCTGAAGAAATAGCTAAAAACATGGGATGTGGCTGTACACAAGGATTTCACGTTCATGAATTTGAGGGTAAAGAATGGTTTATGCCTTGTGAAACTCACGATTTTGGAAAATATGATTGTCCAGAAGGCTATGTAAAAGATTGGAAAAAACATAAATGCGTAAAAAAATCTGAATATTATGGCTAATAATAGAAAACAATTTGTAACACCAAGTAATACATCACCAAAAAATTCAAGAAGGGGATGTCTTTGTCCAGATGGTAAAACTTACAATACAAAATGTTGTGATGGTAGCCTTCAGGCTCAAGGAATAGGACCAATTGGTTCATAATTAAAAAAAAATATAACACTTATATAAAAAAATCGTTTAATAAATATAATATAGAAACTATGAAAGCAAATGATATACTTAACAAAATAAAAAATATTGTTGGTGTTGAATTTTCTGAAAAAACTAAACTTGCTGAAATGAAACTTGAAAACGGAACATTACTTGTATCAGAATCATTTGAATCAGGAAAAAGTGTATTTATAAAAACTGACGATGAGCAACTTGCTCTACCAGTTGGAGAATATACTCTTGAGGATGGCAGAATTTTAATGGTAAAAGAAGAAGGTTTAATTGACAATATTATAGAAGCTAAAAAAGAAGAAGTAAAAGAGGAAGCAAAGGAAGAAAAATTAGCTGAAGACGATGAAGCTGCAGTTTATGACTGGGCTGGAATGGAAAAACGAATCAAAAACCTTGAAGATGCTGTTGCTGATTTAAAAGCAGATAAGCAACCAAGAGGTGAAGAAGAAGTTGAGGCGTCAAAGGAAGAAATTAAAGAAGAAACTAAAGAAGAAGTTAAAGAAGAACTTTCTGCTGAAGTTTCTGAACCAATAAAACATAATCCTGAAGCGGAAGAAGTAAAGCAGTTTGATTTAAAAATCTCTGCAAATAAACAACAGACTACGATGGACAGGGTTTATAGTAAAATTTTTAATAATAAAATATAATAAAAAATGGCAACAACAACTAACATAACGAGCACATATGCTGGACAATTTGCAGGTAAATATATATCTGCAGCTTTATTGAGCGGCTCGACAATTGATAACGGTTTGATTACTGTAAAACCTAATATAAAATATAAAGAGGTTTTGAAAAAAGTGGCAACTGATACTAATATTATAAAAGATGCTACCTGTGATTACACTGCAACTGGAACACTTACATTAACCGAAAGAATCTTACAACCAGAGGAGTTCCAAGTGAATCTGGAATTGTGTAAAAAAGATTTTGTGAGTGACTGGGAAGCT